CAACCCCACGCGGGCACAACTGGAAACCGTTGGCAACTGGACCAAGGTGTACGAGACCAATAACATTGGCATCGTGCGGATTACCAACACCAGCAACCTTGACTGAGGGTAATCACCATGGCATCCATTTTTGAGGCAACTGCCGGCAACCTTGTCGGCCCCGCTACTGGCGGCACTGTCACCCAGGCCACCAGCAAGGCCACTGCTGTGACTCTCAACGCAGAGTCCGGCCAGATCACCCTCGACGATGCTGCACTTGCAGCAGCCGCTGAGGTTTCTTTCACTGTCAACAACGACAAGATCGCCGCCACCGATGTGGTGATCTGTAACCACGCTTCCGCTGGAACCGCTGGTTCTTACCTTGTGCAGGCGAACTCGATTGCTGCTGGATCTTTCAAGATCACTGTGGCAAACCTTTCGACTGGCTCACTTGGTGAGGCAATCGTTGTCAACTTCGTGGCTCTGAAGGGCGCTAGCTCCTGATGGGTTTGTTCGCTTTCAGGCGAATGAAGGAGCGTGAGGCTGCTGCTCAGGCGGCGGCCTCTGCCCCTACAACAGCCAAACGCAAGACTTCTACTGTGACGCCCGATGGCAGTAACAATCGACGCAACAGCGGGCGGCGCAAACGCCAACAGCTACATAACCCTGGCCCAAGCTGACGCCTACGTTGAGGCGATGATCAGCAGCACTGATGTGTCCAAGTGGAGCACCGGCACTGACGACACACGCAATCGGGCACTAGCAGCAGCAGCACAACGGCTAGACCGTGAGCGTTTCATTGGCGCAAGGGCCACTGATACACAGGCATTGCAATGGCCGCGTACTGGCGTGCGAAAGCCAGATACTTACGTCAATACGTACGCCACTGGCTTTCCATTCAGGATTTCTGAGGACTACTTCACTGACACAGAAATCCCTGACCAAATCAAGCGAGCACAGATTGAGCTTGCTGTTTACCTGAAGAACAACACGGATGGCATCAGCCTCAGCGGGCTTGAGGATTACAAGCGGGTGAAACTTGGCAACATCGAAGTTGAGCCTGACAAGACTGGTTCTGTGGGTGCAGACCGTGTGCCACCGATGTTTGAAAGGTACTTGACGGGCCTTAGAATTAGCGGACCAGGCAACATCGCCATCAAACGGAGCTAACCATGGGCTACGGGTATGCGCCGACCAAGGCAACAATCATCACAAACACCGCAGCCCAGACCGGTCGCTTTGTGAAAATCATGGCGCTTGAGGATTCTGTCATTGCGTCAATGACCTCGTCTGCCATTACCGAGAATGGCTCTTCGACAATCGAAGGAATCAACATCAACACCTCTGCCTGTATTGAGGGCCTTGAGGTGACCAGCATCACGCTTACAAGCGGAACCGTCGTTGCTTACGAAGCCTGATGGCACTCAAGGGGCTGGACAAGGTTGCGGCCAAAATCCTTGACACGTTTGGTGGTGACGTGACGATCCGTTACGTCTCTGGCGGCAGCTACAACACCACCACGGGTGCAATCACTGAAACCACGTCAGACACCGATGTCAAAGGGCATGTGTATGACGTGAGCGTCAATGAGGCCAATGACTTGATTCAGGCTGGTGATAAGCGCCTGATCGTTGCTGCTGATGATTTGACTACAGCCCCTGAGACGAAAGATCGTGTGGTGATCAGTTCAATCGTTTACCAAGTCATCAGAGTTGAAACGACGTTTCAAGAAACAGCTGGTGACGCAACCCATTACGAGCTGATTCTGAGGGCCTGACCATGCCACGCAAAGTTGATTTGAGGGGCATATCTGGTTTGTTTGGCAGCCAGCTTGAAACGCTGGTGAAACGGACCACAAAGCAGCTGCAGGACGAGCTCAAAACACGCAGGCCACCCATCGGCACACCAGAAGTCAGCGGCGTTTTGGCAGGTTCTTGGCAGGTCAACTTCGATGACATTGCCAAGGAAAAGGGCCAATACATTGGCCGGGTTTTCAGCAACCTTGATTACGCAGAAGCTGTCACCTACGGCACGCCTGACAGCCTGCCACCTTCTTGGAAGGGTGAATATGCCCCTGGCAGAACGAACAAAACCACAGGCACTGCAGCAGTCCGGCAAGGCTATCCAGACCTGATTGCCAAAGACTTGGAAAAGTATGTCCGTTCAGAATGGAGGCGCATTGTCGCTGAAGACTGATGGCCGCAGCTGACCTCAACTCAATCAGGGCCACCATCGAAGGCCGATTAGCCACAGAGCTGGCCAATAGTCCGGCCATACCTGTCGTCTTCAACAACATGGCTTATGAGCCAACACCCAACAGCTCTTGGGTGCAATGTCAAGTTGATTTCGGCTCAAATGAGCACCTAGCCCAAGGATCAACGACCAACGCACGGAATCGCATTGTTGGGCTGACGGTCATCAACATTTTTTCCGCCAAAGGTGTTGGGCCTGGCGCCAACTACACCATCGGCAAAAGGATTCGTGACCTTTACAATAGGGTCATCGTGTCGGGGGTTTACTTCGACGCACCAACAGGTCCAGAGGCACTGGCTTCACCAGCTCCCGAGGGCTATTTTCAAACACAGGTCCGTGTGACCTTTGAATTTA